ATTTTTCTATTTTTTAAAACTTTAGTGAATACGAAAAAGATTTTAAATAAACTTACACAAATAAATGAACAGTTCTTTTTGTCTCAAGAGATATTTCCTTGCAATAAAGCTGTTAACATGCCCTACCATAACATGAATGCAACAATGGAATATGCGTTTGATGAAAATAATAGTCCTGTAATGATAGGTAGGTTCGTAGAACTAGCTAAGCAAAAACAAGTAACTGAAGAAGAATTTTTAGATTTTAAATTAAAAAACTATGAGGCAGAATCGCAGTGGTCACATTACCCACCTTGCGTACAAAAATTAATACAAGAGGGGTGGAGTGGTAATAATAGAAATAATTTTTTATTTAATGTATTGGTTTTAGAGATGAAAAAAAATAAAGCCATGACCATACAAAATTTAGAAAATGTCGGCCAACAAAGAAATATAGAAATTTTTAGCAATCCTCTAGAACAACAAGAAGTGTCAGCGTTAGCTCGGTCTGTTATGAAGGGTGGCTATACATTTCAATGTCCTCCAAAACATCCAGAATATCAACCTATTTGTAATAAAGATTTATGTAAAACTAGAAGTCTTGGTATTGGTGATGAGATACCAGAAGTTATAGAGTCTTTTGAAAACATTAATTATATACAAGATACAAAAAGTATTTGGTATGAATTTGATTATAAAGATGTAAGAATATCAGTAACTCCAGAAGATATGAAAGATGAGAAATCTTTTAGAGTAAAACTTTTAAGGCATAGAGTTTATTGGCTAACCTTACCAAAGCCAAGAAAAGGTCCAAGTCCATTTGAACTTTTAATGAAAACCATTGTTGAAAAGGCCGTTGAATCATCTGATCACAAATACGAGGATACGATTGATGAAGAAAGATACACAGTTTTAAAAGATTTTTTTGAATCGCACATTGAACAAGATAGGTTTGACAAGTTAAAAGACGGCTATGTCGTATTAGACTCCAAGTCTAATATATGCTACTTTAAGAAATCAACATTAGACAGATTCTTAAAAAGAAATGGATCAAAGTCTTTTGCTACAACTACAAGTGCCTTGCGTTTGTTAGGTTGTAAAAGAGCAGATTATAAAGAGGGTGAGAAAAATGTATGGTTTGTGGATATGCCAACATTTGTTGAACATAAATCAATTAAAAAGCCTACAGTAGAGGGTACTTCTGAAATGGATGATAGTTATCATGATAAATTCAAAACATCATAACTTGTATAAAAAAACAGTTAAAATTTTTGGTCCACCCGGGACAGGAAAAACCTACACTTTGATTGAAAGAGTATTAAAAAATTATCTTAAAAAAGGTGTGCACCCTAATGAAATAGCTTTTATTTCTTTTACTAATAAAGCTATCAATACAGCCAGGGATAGAGCCTTAGCTACCTTTACAAAGTATACAGAAGAAGATTTTTCTAGATTTAAAACACTACATAAATATTGTAGAAGATATTTCGATGAAGAGGTCTTTGATCCTAAAAACTGCATGTTAGATTATGCGTTACAATCAAAAATAATAAAGACTTCTGATACTAGATTAGAGGACGACAGCTTTACATATAAAGACTGGTCTTTAGGGGTGTATGATAAAGCACGAAACATGCTACAAGATCCTATTTTAATTTACAAAAAAGAATCTTATAAAAAAGATAATATGGATGTTTATTTAAGAAAGATAAGTACATACGAACATTATAAAAAACAATCGTTTATTGATTTTACTGACATGATAGAAAGAGCCATAAAAGAAGTAGATTTTCCAAGTTTAAAGTTATTAATTTTAGATGAGGCTCAAGATTTTACACCTTTACAATGGAGTGTTATTTATAAAATGGCAGATAATGTGGACAGAATATATTTAGCAGGTGATGACGACCAAGGTATATACAAATGGAATGGCGCAAATCCAGCCTATTTTACAACTTACTTTCCTGGGCGCAAAGTTATTTTAAGAAAGACCAGACGTTTCGGTAAAGAGATACATCACTTTTCTCAAATTATTAGAAGAGGCATAATTGATAGTGTAAAAAAAGATTATGAACATGAGGTAAAAAAAGGATTTGTAAAAAGATATTTAAATTTTAATGAAATACCTATTAAAGAACTTAAAGGCACTTGGTATATTCTGGGAAGAGTGCACTCGACTGTGAACGAACTAAGGGCTTATGCAAAATCTTTAGGTCTATATTATTCAGATAATAAAGGAACTAAGTCGTTTGATGAAAAACAATGGAGAGCGATAAAGGCGTGGACGTTACTTTCCAAGGACAAAGATATTAGTAGAGATCAAGCAGAAAATATGTATAAATATATTAGAGAATTAGAAGATTACAATTTTAGAACATCCAAATTTTGGCAAAATGTTTCTGAAGGTCAAAGGTGTTCTTTTAAATATTTAAAGGAGTGGTGTGGTCTTGATATGGATAATGAATGTAAAAATATGTCTTGGTGGCAAGTATTAAAAAGAAATTTTAACCCTAACCAGGTAACTTACTTTACCAGTCTATTAAAAAATTATGGTCAAAAATTAATTGATAAAGAGCCTAAAATTATTATAGATACAATACATTCGGTCAAAGGTGGAGAGGCTAATAATGTAGTTATATATTCTAAAACAAACTGGGCCGCATCTTTTTCTAATAAAAATTTAAATGAAAAATCTGATGAAAAAAGAGTTTATTACACAGGTGTAACAAGAGCGAGGGATAGTTTGCATTTGTTAAGCACTAACCATAGAAACAACTATCCAATCGGTGAAGACTACTTTACCTATATTAAGGAGGACAAAATTGCTTGATAAACAAACTATTGATAAATATTTTAAATATGACGACGAAGAAGTAATAATTAGTTTTTCTGGTGGGAGAACTAGCGCTTTAATGTTGAAGTATTTTGTTGAGGCTCATAACGGAACTTTACCTAAAAACATAAACGTAATTTTTTCTAACACAGGTAAAGAAATGCCTGAGACTTTAGATTTTGTTCAAGAGTGTAGTGAACAGTATGGTGTAAAAATTATTTGGGTTGAGTTTTGTAAACATAATAGAATGAAGGTAGTTGATTACAATACTGCCTCAAGGGACGGACAACCTTTTGCTGAGTTAATTGATAAGAAAAGTCACTTACCTAACCCAACAATGAGGTTCTGCACAAGTGAAATGAAAATTACACCAATGAAGCTTTATGTAAAAAATTATTTAAATTATGAGCAGGGGTGGATAAACTGTGTTGGATTAAGATATGACGAAGGTCATCGGGTAAAAAGGTTAAATGGTATGAAGGAGAAATTTTTTACAGAAGCACCTTTATATCATGCAAAAATTGCAAAACATCATGTGTTTGAACATTGGGAAAAAAGTAATTGGGATTTAAATTTACAAAATGTTAACGGGTCAACACCTGCCGGCAACTGCGATTTATGTTTTTTAAAGGGTCAAAAGACTATACAAACTCTTATGAGACAAAACCCAGGAATCGAAAAATGGTGGATAGAACAAGAGAAAAAAACATTTAATGGTCGACAACCTTTTTTTAGGAGAGACAGAGCGCCCTACGAAACTTTACAGAAACAAGATCAAGATCAACCTGATTTATTTGATGGTGGAACAGCTTGTGTATTTTGTCACGATTAAGGAGAGATTATGAAACCATATTTTGAAGAATTAAAGATAAGTCAATTTTTTAGTGCAAAAATTAGTAGTATTGCGTTGGACCCTCAAACCACCTGGCAAGATTATTTTAATTTTGTTGCTACTTCTATACCCACAGAGTATTTATTTGGGGATCAATTTTATCATTGGTTATATAAAAAGCACCCTTACAAAGCTGGTTTATTAAAAATGGATGATAAGAGTATTTATAATTGGCATATGGATACAAATAGAGGGGTTTGTATAAATTGTATGTTACCGACACCTAACACTTCTTATACTTTTTTTCGTTTAAAATACAAACCAGGTGTTAATATTACTCAACATAAGTTAATTGAATTACAATATTATCCTGGAGTAAGGTACCTCTTTAATAATCAACAACAGCACATGGTTATCAATTATGATGGCTTAAGATTTATGTTGACTTTAGAGTTTGAAAAAAATAAAAATGAATTAAGTTTTGAACAATTATCAAGTGAAATCAACGAGTTATATTATGTCCGATAGTATTTGGGTTAAAGGTGGTAAACATTACCAATCGTTTAAAATACAGCCTTCACAATTTATTAACAGTAATCATTTAGAATTTGCTGAGGGTAATGTAATTAAATATGTGTGTAGACATAAACACAAAGGTAAACAAGAGGATATAAAAAAAGCAATGCATTATTTAGAAATGATTTTAGAAAGAGATTATGACTAGCCTACAATTAACTTTTAATTTTAAAAAACATATCTGGTCTG